TGATAAACGTCTCCGTAATTCCGGGCTATCTCAACGGTTCTATCTTTCGACCCGGTATCAACAATTACAATTTCATCAAGCCCCTTAATTGATTCGAGGCAGTCGGGGAGCATTACCTCCTCGTTCTTAACAATCATTGCTGCGCTTATTCTCATTGTGCAAGTTTACAGTTTTCTCAATCCCCCACTGAATTAATATATAACTACCAAGCCCGTCTAATATCCACTCGATATTATCACTTACCCAGCGGGCCGCCTCTTGTGAGTTATTAAACTCGTGGCTTCTAATGTCTGTTATAATTACAATCTTTGGCATATAGTTAGTTTTTTCTTTTCATTACCGGCCTTCTGACCGTTTCCCATAACATATAAGTCACAAAATACCGCAAGCTGTCGAGCAAGTGGTTGTGGTCGTCTATCGGTGTGTTGCTTTTCGTGTCGGCCCATATATAGTTGTTCAGTTCCCGGATAAGGTCAACAGACGATTCAGTAATAACCAGCTGGTAGTCCTGAATCAGTTTAATACCATCCACCACCGATCCGCTCGACTTCACGGCCTTCTTGATGTTAAACCGTTTCGATAGTTCGTAAACCATTCGCGCCTCGGCATAGTCGGCAACAATTAAGTCAAGCGAGTTGGCATGACGGGCAACCTCGGCCGTCAACACCGATGGTGCAAGCCCATGTTTGTAGATGCACTGGTCAACGTATATCTTCTGCGACTTACGGTCAATGGCTACCCTGACCATTGCGTCCGGGTCGTTAAATCCGAAGTCCAAGCCGAAGCCATACCTGAGTGATGTGTCAAAGTCGCCGATCACCCAGTTAGTGTAGATAACGCCCTCGGCAGATTCACGCCACTGGCCGAGATACTGATGCCGGTACCGCTCGGGGCGGTTGTCACGGTCCCACTCAACTCTCGAAATAAACTCATCACTGAGGTTATCGAGGTTGTCCATGTACGTTGTGAAGATGTAGCAGATGCCGTCTTTCTCCCCGTTGAAGTTATCGGCCACGCCCCTATCTTCAAAGAACCGATTGTAAATCCAGTGCGTTTTGTGGGCAGGGTTCAGTACCAGGATTATCCGGTTCTGTATTCCTTTCTGACGAATCGAATCGGCTATCTTATCAAAGGTCCCCTCGTCCATTAACTCTTCGGCTTCGTCAAGCACCCATGTTGTTAGCCCCCTGATTGACTTCAGCGCAGCCGTCTGGTTGCCGGACGATGTCTTAAGCCCCCGGAAGATAATCGAAGAGCCGGTTGACTTATTCTCAATGTCTGTTTTGTTGATGATGAAGTGCGACTGATGGCCCTCGAGGTATATCTTCTCTTCAAATTCGGGTATGACTGAAATGTGAGCCGCCGCCATCGTGAAACGGGAGAACAGAATCGTATGCCCCCGTTCGAAAGTAAGATTCTCAATGAAGTCGCCAACGGCAAAAGATTTTCCAGAACCTCGGCCTCCTGTTATAATGATTATCGGACACTCAGTCGTCCAGAGTGGTTTGTATTTCTTATTCAGTTCTATCATCAGCCCATTTCTTAGGCTCTATGTTTATTGTTCCGGATATATTTACGTCCTGCCTCTCGATATACCCCCTCCTCTTACCCTTTGTTTTGAGGTAGAATATAGTCGCAACGGTGTCTTTATCCTGTATCTGTTTATGAAGCATAGATTCGGCAAAGTCAATGGCTACATCGGCAAGCTCCTCGACCTTCTGTTTGTACTGTTCATCGTTCTTCATCCAGTCGTAATGAGTGGTTCTTTCAATCCCCACATCCTTACAGGCAATAGTTACCACGCCCAGCGATTTTTCGAGGGCCTTAAGCATTGCTGCTTTTTTAAGGGCTGTTTGTTGTTTAGTGTAAGACATACGACAAAACTTTAATTAAACCAATCCCCATTCTGCAAATTTCTCAAATCCTCCCACTGATATTATATATTCCCTTGCGACATCAACCACACGATGATAACACACCCCATCTATCTTGTCATCGCCTATCGCGCAGCAAATGTTTACTTCGCGCCCATATTCTTGGGCCTTTAAATGTGCGTATATGTTTACAGAAACGTCCGCTTTGCTCAAATCCTTGCCATGAAGCCCGCCGCCGGTTATTGCCCGCCCCATGTCTGAACCAAGCTTTCTATTTGTCGCCCCAGAATCAACATCAGTTCCACCGACCCAATAGCCCAATGGGTTGATGATGGTATCATAGCTATCTTGGATCAGGCCCCTTATCTTTGATTCATCTGCATGAGATTGACATATAATTAGCCTTGATGACTCCATGTCCAGTATATACTTTCCGTCCGTAGGCACTTCTTTATATATACGCCTCGCCAACATGGACAATTCACGGACCTCGGCATCGACAGGGACACCCTTAAATATCCCATTATCTCCGGTTCTTAATCCCATGTGTTGGTTTTTGGTAAGAATTGCGTCCTGCGGCACCCCCACATACACTACATTCATGTCCCCTGCGATTCTTTGAACGATTGCATCAATCACGTCCTTGTCTATTATTATGGAAGACTCGTTAATCACAGCGCAAAGTCCGTGACCGATCAATACCTCTACTGCTATCCTGGGATTTTCTGCCAGTGCATAAGCATAATCAATAATGGCACCCGCTATTCTATCTGCAATTTTATCCGGGTGCTGTGGATTCACTTTTTCTATCATATTAATTCACCGTTTTTTTTAATTATTATATTAGGGTCCAATTTACGCATCCTATCGATTATAACCTGACAGTATTTTGGGTCAATCTCCATACCGTAACACTTGCGGTTAAGTTGATGAGATGCGACCATTGTTGATCCACTACCCAAAAACAAGTCCATTACTAAATCCCTGTCTCTTGATGAGTTATTTATCCCTTTTGCACATAAGGCAATAGGCTTCATTGTTGGATGTTCCTTTGAGTTTAATGGTCTGTCTATATCCCATACCTCAACCTCTTTCCTGTCCGCCCTGAATGAGGATTTATCAAACCAACCATAAAAGCATGGCTCATATAGCCTCTGATACTTAGCCGGAGACAGGACAAGTTGCTGTTTTTTCCATATAATAGTTGCACTCCAATGACAGCCCGATTCAATAAGCCACAATCTCATTTTCATTCCCTCAGGACCGGATGCGCCCCACATATAGATGTCTCCTTTATTATATAACTTAAAGTTGGAATATAATGCCCTGCAGAAATCCTCCCATTCTGTATTACTTAATTTATCGTTCTCAATCTTTCTTATCTTCCATGATGGATGATGCTTATTAGCTCCATAATCGACATTATACGGTGGGTCTGTAAATATCATATCGGACAACTCCCCATTCATCAGTTTCGCCACATCATCGCTATTCGTTGAATCCCCGCAAAGCAACCGGTGCTGCCCTATCTCAAACAGATCACCAAGAACAATGTCCGTCTTTATTTCATCCGGCATTTCATAGTCGTCCTCTTTAGCATCGGCCTTGTTGAGTGCGAAGTCGGGTATTTCAAGCCCCCACTCGGCAAGCTGTTCATGATCCCATTCGTTCGCAAGCATATCCCAGTCCCATTCACCGAACGGCACGTTGTCTTCGATAATAAACCTTTGCTTTTCCTCGTCTGTTAGTTCGTCTGCTCGCTTTACCCATTCATCCGGCACCTCCTTATAGCCGAGTTCTTTCAGTGCCTTGAATCGCATATTGCCGCCGAGGATAACACCATTTGTGTCTATAACGATGGGGCGCAATGTCATCATCTTGGGAAAGTCCTTAATAGAATTACAGAGCTTCTTAAATCTGTCGTCCTTTATGAGCCGAGGGTTCGATGGGTTCACCTTAATTTCTGAAAGCCTCATATTTTTCAATTTCTGCAAAGATACTGCTTATTTAGAACTATTCCAAATTAATTACAAAGCCATTGCCGCAACTGCATTTAAATACCTGGCCGGTGCCGGCACGATGGGCCTTTGTTGTCGATGTCGAGCCACACTGCGGACAGCGGACAACATCTACCTGTCGGGTGTTTGTCTCTACCAATCCTATCATGTCGTTCATTTCATCGAAGCCGAATAGCTTT